TCTGGCTCTACTGGCTCTACTGGCTCTTTGTAATCAGCTGGTTCTAGCTTGTAAGCATAGAGTCCGTTGCCTTGGTATCGTCTTGATACAGTACGAAAGCCAAACTTCTTCTTGCGTAAGTCTCGCAATGCAGCGCTTGCACTTGCCTCTGGTGCGCCCGTTGCATTGCTCAACTCAGATAGCGTAACCCAATCATTTTTCTCCATGTATTGTTTTACTTTTTGTAACTGTGGCATGAGCCTGTTGAAGTCACGCTCATGCACATAGTCATCTCCATCAAAGTGTGGTTCATTGCCCATTAGAACGGCGGTATCTCGTCGTCAAAGTCTATGTCAGGCACCTTGGCCTTATCAAGACTCTGAGTCTGTTGCTGCTGGCTCTCTGAGAGAGCGAGAGACATATAGTTGCCGCCATCCTTAGACTTCTTCCAACCTGCTAGTTTTAACTTGGTGTCATCTACTGGCCCTGAGTAGTCGGGTGCTTTCTCGTTGCCCTTTTTATCGTTCTCAAACATAACGCCTAGCTTTTGATACACTTCAATGATCTTCATGCCAGCTTTTGTCTGATCTGCTACAAGTACGATCTTACTATCGTTGCCCTGATTGTTTAGCTTGCCCTGTAGTATCATGCGCTGTGTATCAAATGGTTTGAATGCTGCGCCTGAGTTAGTGTTGTCGTACTCTGCCATGCTTTTGGCTCCTGTATTTACCAGCTATTGCCAGCGGTTTTACTGCCGCTATCTGCGGCGTACTTATTGCCGTCCATCTTCCCAAGGAAGACGTCAGCGTTAAACCCTAAGTGTGATAGGGCTTTAGTTAGGCCGTCAGTGACAGCCATCTTCGGTGCATCTTCGGCAAGTCTGCCCTTGGCTGCATCAAAGAACTTACGGCACCCAGTGAAGGGGCCAAAGGCATTGACCAACTCACCGTGCCATACCTGTACGTCTGCAACTACAGCCTTGTCACCGTTGGATAGATCAATGAATCTAGTCTGGTTAATCCAGCCCCACCCTTTACCAATGGGGCCAAACTCTGCAGTAGCGCAGCGTATCTGATACATAGGATCAATAGCTGTAAATGATCGTGAGCCAAAGCTCACTTGCTTTAGGAACTTAGGATCTGATTGCTCAACCCTGTTCCATATGTCTAGGTTATCCATCTGCTTCTCCATTACGCAGTGCGTTGATGCCAATATTGTAAACACATTCTTTATAGAAGGCCTCTACCTCGTCCATATTTTTTATGTCACGAAGGCGTTCAGCTACATACCGTAGATTAACAGCGCCTTCACGATTTTGATTAAGTTTTTCTCGTGCTTTATTTCTGGCTTTTTTTAAAGATAACTCAAACTCTTTGGTAGCCTCAGCCTTTTTTGCACGTTGAGCATCATTTTGTTTATGTGCATCAGCTACAATTTTAGTCCATTTAGGCCATACTTTATTATTAGAACCTCGGCACCCTTTGCCATAAGTAATATTAAATGGCCCTTTGCCATGTGAATTTACCCATAACTTAATGTCATCTGATTCCCACACGGTTGTAAATGGAATCTGTTTTGGAAAGTGACCACTTACCATGTACCTATCTATAGTTGATGTGCCTAAGCCGCACATCGTCATGACTGCCTTTCTATTCATCTTCATAACGCATTCTCCTTGCGTGTTGATATTCTAAGTGACCCGCGCTTGTCTCTGCGTATAGTCAACAAGTCACAGTACACTTCCCGTTCATTATCTCCCACCATTTGCTTGAGACTTTTCTTCGCTGACTCAAACGATTTGGCATAGGCCTCGTTGCCAATGTAGTCGTGAGCTATAGATGTAAAATGATTGTCGCCATTAGCATCACGCTTAATCATATCATCTACAGGTATGCTATCTATCTTCATGGTCGCTGGTTGATCGTAGCCAAGCGGCTCTGTATCTGTATCTACATGATGCCAGAATTGTTTGATCGCAGTCATCATAAGATTAAAGTATGACTCGCTCCATGCAACGTGCGAACACTCCCACTTGTTGTTGCCAAAGAAAGCAGAAAGGAAGCATCCGTCTTTGCCAGACAGCTTCATGTAACACTGCAACTGTGGCATGTAGTATTCAATCAGCGCATCCATAGTGTTGTATGAATTAGTATGTTTGCACTCAACGATAGAGTCACTACACATACCATCAATCGTACCCTTCATAGGTACACCATCAACATTGCGTTGATATTCATATTGATGTTTAGTTATAAAGAAAGCACCGTCATCTGCTGGCATGTTTTCCTCAAACCATTGCATGTTGAATGACTCAGTGTAACTACCCATGCGTACCGCAAGGTTGTCGTTAAGATCAGGGCTAGGTATCTTGCCCGTCTTGATTTGCCATAGATCATACCAATCTCCCTGCATAATTTTTACACAGTCAGACCCACCTATAAATCCTGTACGTTTCATAACATTCTCCATTGTTATCAAGGCTATTTGTACTGCATATGTGCAGCAACATCAACAGCTATTTTAAATAATTCCTCAAGCACCAGCACCAACTCGCTGCGCCATTGGGATATACTCATGTCTTGCTTTCTGCCACCGTCCCTTTCTATCTGCATTTCTATCAGGTGATTCAGTCTCTCCACTCGCTTCTCTAATATGCCAATCCTGTTTAAACGCGTTGTGCTTAGAGGTAAGCTCTTCAATCGTTGCATTGGCGGTCTTGTCACCTTGTTCCTCCCTTAGTCTAGTCTCGTAGGTAAACCTGTATTCATCCAGTTCATCGTCTGTAACTGTAGTTGTATGAACCAAGCCATGCGATAGCCGACCATATAGATAATCAACTGGCACATAGTCTTTGGCTTTGATTCTTTTTTCTATGGCAGTGAATGGATTAAAGTCCCACTCGCTCTTGCCTTCTGTAGCTACAGCACGATTGGTTTCATCAGCAGCAGACTTGGCAGCAGTGACAAACACTTTGACAGACGGCCAGTTACGCGCTCCATGGATGGCGCGTACCTGTCTGTCTGTTCTCTCTAAAAACAAATCAATCAAACCATCGTTGACATGATTAGGCATGATGCCATTGATGTCCTGCACAATGAACTTCATCTCTTGCAATAGAGTTTCGTTGGTCATGCCTTGCGGTGGTGTGTACCGCTTGAGTGTAGCTTGCAGCCACTTGCCTATGGCTTGTGTTCTATAGTTATAATCAAGTTGTGCCATTGCGTTTATCCTCCAAGCTAAACACATTATCATCCCACTGTGCATTGAGTATGTCATCAAGGCGGGAATCATTATTGCTATCAAAGTGGGATAGATCATCTTCCCATCGCTCTGCGTTTAACCATGTAGCAGGGTGAGGAATAAAACGTATGTCTGTGTTGACACTAACCAACTGAAACTTTTGTGCAGCTTCTATAATTACTTCTGCACTTTCTATTTCACATGCTTTGATAAATGCTATGCGAGCTACACCCTTGCCCATTCTTCTTGGGTATGACTGCCAGAATAATTTAAACTCTTCTGAGTCTGGAATCCTTGGCTTTCTTGCCATGCTATTCTCCTTGTATAATTTTCTCAAACTCTTCGCCTGACATGATGACTAAGGTCTGAGGTTTACCCGTTCTTCGTTTGTAAAAGGCTATGTCTCTGCCTTCTAAGACAGTGAATGGACTAGGAAAGTTAGACTTATCTCTGTATTTAACTTCACCTACCAGCCATTTTTGTCCGTCCAGTGTGAGGTGAATGTCTCCGCTCCATTCTCCACCGAGCGCTCCACTGAGGGGGACTCGCTTGCACTCAACGCCGATTGACTTGAGCCATTCAACGAACCATTTTTCATGGTAAGTCCCTTTGTTTTTATTTTTGTTTGCCACTTGTCCTCCTCATAGCAAGGCATACACAGAAACCAATGCGTCTTAGGATACTTGCCCGATAGTATAGCTACATAGTACCTACACTCTTGATCGCAATGATCGCAGTAAGCTGACTTACCTTCGTTTGATTTGTAACTCACAGTCTAACGCATCAATCCAGCATGATAACATAAAGCCACTGGGTATACGCTTCTGTGTCTCCCACTTTTGCACTAACCCGTCTGAACATCCTATCTTAAAGTCCAAATCATTTTGAGATAGCTTTAAGTCTTTTCGCCTACTAATAAGTTCACCTATTATGTAGTCGT